GCGGTGTCCTTGGCGTTCTGCGTCAGTGCCCAGCGCGGGTCAGCCCGCAGCGTGTTCTCGAACTGCCAGATCGGCTGGGCTGTTGGCGTAGTCGTCTTGCCGTCCGTCACGCCGGACGTGCCCTGTAGCGCCTTGCGGATCAGCGGGTCGTTGAGCTTGATCGTGCTGGGATCAATCTCCAGCAGGTTGCCCATCGTCTGCTGATATGGGCTAGCCAGGTCCGAGACGGTCATGCCGCTGTCGATCTGAGACGACAGGCCGGGGAACATGCTCTTGGCCATCGTCTTGTAGTGGTTGGTGTACGTGTCCATCGTGGTCTGACCAGACAGGATGTTCTGGGCGGCCTGGAGCAACCCCTGGGGGGTTGAAGTCTGGCCGTAGCTTCCGCCTATCTGCTGGAGCTGCGCGACGGTGGCTGCCAGTTGACCCGATAGGCCGTTGGTGTTCGTTGCACCGGCAGGATGGATGGTCCCGGCGAGTAGCTTGTCCAGCCACGCCTTGTCAGTCAGGTTGCCACCGAGCAATCCGGCGTGGGCAACCGAGAGAGTCTGGGCTGCGTTCAGGTGAACGCCGAGCTGTCCGGCTTCGGTGTTGACCGTGCGCTCAGCGTCACTGAGCTGCTTCTGGTATTCGGCCGGGTCGTTCAGCGACAGCGCGATGTACTGTCGCGTGGTAGCCGAGTTGGTCTTCCACCACGTGGACCCCTCAATGGCGTCCTGGAAGTCGCTGACCGAGCCGCCATAGTGCTTACTACCTGGCACGGTGAAGCTTTCAAGAATGCCCTTGAGTTCAGGGATGTGCGACAGCAGGTTCCCCAGGCCGACAATGGCGCTGTAGTCAGCGGTCGTGGGCTTTGTGCTCGCTCCGGCACCTTCGGTCAAAGCTGTACTCCCGGCACTGTCAGGCGAAGCGCCACCGCCCTGATTGCTACTGCCTGCATAGTTGGCAAGGGCAGCGTCACCGCCACTACTGGCGAGCTGGTAGATCTGCTGTGCGTTGTTCTCGCGCTGCTGGCGAGCAGAGCCGGATGACACTTCGTAGTGAGCGTCCACAACTGCGGCGGCAGCACTGGGATCAGTGGCCTGCTGCAACTGCGACAGGACGCCCCGATAGTCGGTCGTCAGCTCGTGCCAGGAGAAGTCAAGCTGAGTCTGAAGGTCAGTCTCGGTAGTGCCGCGAGCGGCAGCAAACTGCTGAAGCGCGGTACGCCTGCCGCCTTCCCAATTGGCAAGACCGACAGCTTGCTCGGCCGCGTTGTACGAGTCGGGGTTATCGCCCGACTCGACCTGGAAGTTGCCAGCCAGTGCTGCTGCGGCAGCGGCTGGAAGGCCCTTGCCGATGTAGTACTGGTAGATGACCTGAGCGTTACTCACTGAGTCTCACCCGCCACTGGCGTGACCGGCTGAACGTTGCCGCGCTGACTACCGGACGGCAGGAACATGTTCATGAAGCTGTCCATGTAGCCCTGCGCCTGATGGTTGGTGAAGCCCTGCGGGTCACTCTGCTGGGCGAACTGGTTCGCCTCGGCCGGCGCACTCATGCCGTCGTAGATGCTGCCAGCCTTGTGCTGGGCATTCGTCTGTGCGGTGTGGAAGTTTGAGACGAAGGTGTTGAGCTGCTCCTGCGTCATGGTGTGACCAAGGGCTGCCTGCGCAGCCGTCTGAGCCTGGGCCATCAGCTCGGCCGGGTCGGTGAGACTGACCGACGAGACACTCCCGCTACCCGAACCGCCCAGGCCGTTGACTGTCCCGTAGCCACCGGCGCCGCCCTGAGCGGCATTGGCGAGGTACTGCTTGAAGCTGACGGAGACGCCGGCAGACTCGGTGAGCTTGAGGTACTGCGTCATGGCCTTGGCCAGCGCCGTTTCGGTCTGGCTATCAAAGGTGCCCGAAGGCTTCAGGCCTGAGGCCCAAGGGCCTTGTGCCAGTGCGGCCTGGAGGCCCATGAACTGCGCAGGATCGTTGTAGCTCATGGCAGCGAACTGCTTCATGATGGTCTCGGCAGAAGCGTTGATGTCGAACGAGTGCGGCTTGTCCACGGCGACGGTCTTGCCAGCGACGGCATCCTGGCCGTTGTTGGTCGTCCTGCTCTGACCGCCAGTCTGCTTCGTCATTCCGGAGTCCCACCAGAAGACGTGGCCCTTGAGGAACGACGGCAGGTTCCATTCATCGACAGCGCCCGAGCTGTCAACCGGAATGGCTGCCGAGCCGGTGATGCCACCGAGGTTCAACGAGCCGTCAGGATTGACACTCACACTGCTTGAAGTGTTCGACCCCGACGCCCCGACAAGGCCACCAGTAGGGCTGGTCATGAACCACTCCCGAATGGTGTGAGGTTGACGAGGTTGGTATTCAGGGCGCGAAGCACGCCGTTATACAGATCCATCAGCGGAGTGCCGCTGATGTTCTGCGTAACCCAGCCGTTGAAGGCTCCGAGCGCAGCGCTGCGGGCCTGAATGCTGGTCTGGTCCTGGCCCTTATGGCTGGCCTGGAAAGCGGCGTACGTGTCATAGCTCTTGACGAGATTGCCGAGTAGGGGCGCAAGGCCATCGGGCACCTGATTCTTGGCGAGCATGTCCCGTAGGTTGTTGAGTTCCGCCTTGGCGGTAGCTCGGCTGTCAGGGAAGCTGTCGATCTTCGATCCAAACGCTGCGTTCTGCGCCTTGAAGTCTGTCTCCCACTGAGACTTGGCAGCAGTGATCTGCTGCGCCAGAACGGTGTTGCCAGCCGCCTTGGCCTGGGCAATCTGAGCGTCCAGCTTGTCAACGGCCGGGTAGTAGATCGCTTCGGCGTTGCGCACCGTCACGTCGTTCATGAAGCCTTCCGGCGTCTTGCGCTGGCGCAAGCCAAGCTCGATCTGCATCCGGTAAGCCTGGTCATTGAACGGCTGCTGCGTTGTCGGCTGCGGCAGGAAGTAGGCAGCCACGCTGCCGTACTTGCTGATGAAGTCGCTGTGGTTGGTCATCCACTTCAGTGCCGCCGTTGTGGGCGGCAGGCTGACCTTGGCAGCGGCCATCTGCGTCTGCGCCGTCTCGAACGCCGAGCTAGCTGGCGCGTAAGACTCGTAGCTGCCGTCCGAGTTGAAGACAACCTTGTCCGGGTGCAACGCCGTGAAGATGGCATTGGCTCGAGCCAGGTCGCCATCAACGTCGTTCAGGATCGTCTTGTACTCGTCGTCCAGGTTGTGGACGCCGCGCTCCTGGAAGGCGAAGTCGGAATGCGTCTGTGGTGTGTCCTCCAGCGGCTGCGACGGCGAAGCCGGCGCGATGAGGCCGAAGACTGCCCGCAGGAAGAGCTGGTTGTGAACCTGCGTGCGCAGGTTGTTCAGGAACGCCTGCCGAACGTTGTCCGGTGCATCAGGTGCGGGCACCAAGCCTGAGGCTGCCAGGTTGGCGTACGCGCCCATCATGGACGACGCCAGAGCAGTGTTCCGGTCACCTTCGGACAGGTTGGCGAAGAACTTGTTCACCGGGGACGGCTCAAGCTGGCTGAACGTCTCGCCCTGACCAACCGGGCCGTTGAGTGCGCGGTCGATCTGATCGAAGATGATCTGCGCATTTCCAGGCAGGATCTTCTCAACCTCACGGAGCGGGATCATCACCATCGGGCCGGCCGACATGCGAAGCGGGTCGTTCGCACCGGGGACGGCCATCAGCACACCGCCAGTCATGCTGGCGCTGACCGGGAAGCGAGCGATGGACTCGAAGCCCGGAACCTTGGCAAGCTCTCGCAGCGCCATGTTCATGACGCCCGATCCTGGGTAGACGAACGTCGGCTCGCCATAGGTGTTCGTGTAGACGAAGCCCGACTGCACTGAGCCCTCGTAGGCCAGCATCATCTTGCGGGCCTTCAGCGGGTCCTGCCACAGGCCACCGCCCCAACGGCGGATCATGGCCTGAGTTGCTCGTGCGAACGGGAAGATGTTCCGAGTGATGATGTCGAACTGAGCCTTCTGGCCCGGATCGTCAACCAGTCGCTCTGTCTTGATCCACGCCTGCCGGATCGACAGCTCCTTGGCCATGTTCTCGGCAGCGGTCTGGCTCAGGCCGCGCTCGACCATTCGGTCCACTGCGGCGTTGAGTCCAACGCGAGCGTCTGCATAGTTCGCCAGGAAGACCGGCGACGTAGTGGTGCGCTGAAGCAGCCGCTCCACCATCCACTGGTAACCAGCACCAGTCACGTCCATCAGCGCCTCGGCCGCACCGAGAGCGCCGCCGTTGGCGAGAGGCGTTACCTCAGGCGCAAGCGCCGAGTCAGGCAGGTTATCCCGCTTGAGGTTGTTGACGATCCAGTCACTGCTGGGAGCCTTGCCGTTCTCGTAGATGTGGTCAGCGAGATCCTGCTGGTACTTACCGTTCTGGCCAGTCAGAAGCTTCTTGTAGTCCTTCACGATGTCCGCAGCTTGCTGCTGCTTACCCATCGCAATCTCATCGGCGGTGTGAGCCGGTACGGCCTTACCTGCCTCATTCGGCCAGAAGCGACTCCCCCAGCCGATCAGGTGTGCGCTCTGCGCCATTTCTTTTGAGTCAAGCGCGGCAACAATGCCGTCGAGGTTGACGTTCTCCGGGTCATTCAGGTGGTCAATGACAGCCCGTGCAACCTGCGGAGACGGGTTGACGCGCTGAGCAAGTGCATTGGCGTAACGGTCGGCACCGACAGTGCCGTCCAGGTCGTGCTGTGTCCAGGAGACAGACACGCGCTCGCCAGGCTTGCGGTCCTTGGCGCGCTGGAAGGCGTGGGCCAGACGAGCTGGCCCCCAGCCAGCCTCGGTCACTGCGGCGGCTTCGTTAGCCGCTCGCTTGACGCCCAGGTCGCCGAACATCTGGCGGGCAAAGCCCTCCATGCCCTCGCTGAGCTCCTGCGGCCCCATTGTGGCCAGGGCCTTCAGTCGAGCGTCGTCCATATAGACGCCGGTCATGTGCCGGTAGGCACGACCGGCCAGGGCAAACGGCATGAAGTCTGCGAGGCGAGTGGACAGCGAGCTGCGCCCGAGGATCTCTCCGGTAAGCATCGAGCTGTTCTTGATGGCAGTCGCCAGGCTGGTGTTGCCAGCCTCAAGCGCCAGTGCGTGCGCCACGATTGGCTTAGGCCGCAGAGTGGCTTGAACCTGCTCTTCGTGGGCAAGCTGAGTATTGGCGTCCGCTATCTGGCTCTTAGCCAGCGGGACAACCTTGCCAGTCTCGTCGGTGGTGCCTTCCTTGATGAGACGCTGGAGCGTCTCAGTCTGAAGGCGTGAAGCCCGGAACTTGTCCAGATCCTCGACGCCGATGCCTCGGTCCCAGAGTTCCTTGTTCCGAGCGGTAGCAAAGGCGCGCGCCTTGATGGCGTCGCCGAAGCCGCCCTCCAGTCCAGTGCGCAGGTACGCCTCAAGCTGGTTACGAGTAACGGTCGCTGGCCGGAACAGCCAGCCCATCTTCACCGAGGACATCATCAGGCTTGCCTGATCGGTAGTCAGCGCACGCCCTAGCGTGGCCTCCCAGAGTCCGAGCTTGTTGGCTGCCTGGTGCAGCTCCTGAAAGCTGGGCAGGTTCCATACGGTGTTCACCTGGCCGACGTGCAATGCAATCGGTCGGCCAGTCTCGTCCAGCAGGCTGTCGCCAGCCGTGTTGTACGACTCATCGACAGTGCGCCAGGACTTCATCAGGTTGCGCCCTGACTCCGTTGAGGCCAAGCCTGCGGAGTGCGCGATCTGGTCCAGCATTCCGGTGATGACAGCCTTGCGCTGCGCACCATCACCGACGATGTACTGCGCACGCAACTGCGAAGCATCGGCGTGGTTCGCATACAGCCGCGTATACGAATAGATCTTGTCCGCAGTGCTGGCGTCAGCCAGATCAAACTGGGTGTTCCGAGGCAGCAGGTTAGTAAGGCGAGTAGCCGCCAGGCGCGCTCGCTCTGCGACGGCAGAGGGCATCGCCCAGCCGACGATGCGTCCACCGTTCCCGAGTGGACTACCTGTCTTGCGCAGGTTGTAGGCAACCTGTCCGCGTCCGGCTGGCGTAAGTGCGTAAGCCTTGGCGCGTGCCTGTGAGGGCATAGCGCCAGTGAGTCCACCGGCAGCTTCAGCGTCAGCCGCCAGCTCCGGGTCGGTGGCAACGTGAGCCGCCAGAAGCGCGTGCGCTTCCTTGACGGCTTCCTCGGCGTCGGCAACCTCACTGGCCGAGGCATCACCGTGCTCGAACTGGTCAGACAGCGCGTTGAAGCGCTGCTCCATGTCGTCCAGCTTGGAGCGCAGCCCAAGGTCTGTGTTGGCGTGCTCAAGGATGTTCTGTGCGGTGGTCTGCAAGAGCGCCATGTCAGCTTGCACGATGGCCGTGTGATCAGCCAGTGCCGCGCCAGTCAGGCTATCTACGGCGTCGTCGCCCTTTGCAGAGATCTGCGAGGCGAGCCCTTCGGTAACCCACTTGTCAGCGATAGCCGGATCGGCTGCCAGTCGGTCAGTGACCTTGGTAGCGTTTTCAGCGTTGCGCACGGCAGCTCGGCCGGCGAGCCAGCCGCTCATCTTGCCGCGAATCAAGCGGGCACCCATGCCCGAGACTGCTCCTGGCATATACGGCGAAGACACGGCAGCCTTGCTGCCAGCTAGCCGCAGGGTCGCGCTCTGCGAGCTGATGTAGTCAGCAAGCTCTGCAAGGTTGGTGATCGGAGCACCCTTGCCGGTGACCGGGTTGGCCGTCAGGACTCCGGTGATCGGGTCCTTCGTCTCTTCCCAGCGAAGAATCTGATCCTTGCCGAGCACGTCCGCTCGCAGCGGGGAAAGCTCAGGGAACTGAGTCGTGATCTGCGCATCCAGCGAAGCAGCCTGGCGCACATCGCCGGTCTCGGCGGCTGCGGCCTGCGCGTGAGTCAGATCCAGGAAGTTCTGCGCACGGCGCTGCGTGTTGTTCAGGAAGACGCCCTGCTTCACCTGACCAACTGCGCCAGCCAGTGATGTGTCACCAGTGGCGGCAGCCTTGGCTGCCATGCCTGCCGGATCAAGGGAGGCGGCGACACGCTCAGCGTCAGCTACGGTGTCGAGTCCGACCTGGCCCAAGCGCGTCACCTGAACGGCCTTACCAAGTGCCATCGTCGGGTCGATGATGAACGAACCGGCAAGGTTGGCAACGGCGCTAACCGTTGCGTAAGTGTCGGGGTGCTTGACCGGATCAAGGCCAAGGGCGTGAGCCGTGTCGTTGCCGATGCCGGCAGTGCGGCTGGCGAGCTGGCGAGTCAGGGATGTGAACTCGGGGCTGCTGACCGCACTGATCTGATCCGCCACTTGCTGTGGCGTCAGGTTGGTGTTCGCCTCAATCGACTTGACGTAGCTCGTGGGGCTGTTCAGGAACTGTGTCGCCTGGTCAACCTTGTCCTGACCGTACTGATCCACGAGATCAGACGTGTCAGTCTTAGCCTGACCGCTGGCGTCGTACGCCAGGATGCTGAATGGGTTGCCGGGGTCGTAACCGGCAGCCTTCATCTGGGCGTCCTCGTTGGGACTGGCTCCAGCAATGGAGTTGATGTCCTGTCCGAGATTGCCCTTGTGGCTGTACGCCGTCGTCGGGTTCGGATCATTGCTGATACCAAGGTCATTGGCGACCTTGCTCAGGCCGGAACCTACGTCACCGACCACCGTGTTGGCGACGTTCCAGCCCTTGGTCAGGGCGTTGGTGACGGGGCTGATCGTGTGCAAAGTCGGGTCGATAACGTCGCGCTCTGCCGGCGCGATGATGTCATTGTGCAGCGTCTGGAACAGACGCCCAATGCCCTTGGCCTTGTACTTGTTATCACCCGACGTGTCATACGCCAGACCGAGGCCGTTAGCGGTCTTCTGTGCGTTACCGCCATGCGTGCTGATGCTGATGACGTTGCCTGCGGCATCAGTGGCCAGCGTGCCATCACTGTTCAGCTTGGCAGTGAGCGAGCCACCGCTCTTCTGCTCGATCAGCTTGGCCGTGGCCGTCGCCTGATCGGCCTGCGTGAAGAGCACGTCCTGATAGGGGACGTTCAGGCTCTTGAGCTGGTCCTGCTGGCTCTGCGAGAGAACGATCGGGTGGTTGGTGGCGCGAGCAAGGTTGACTTGCTTCTCGGCGCTGAGCCCCTGCATGAACTGGTCAATGGCACCAGCCATCTGCGGCTGGGCCTTGGCCTGCATGAGCGAGTAGACGACGCCAGGCTGATCCTGGAGCATCTTCGTGCCAGTGAGCATTTGGGTGACGGAGCCGAGAGCGTTGCTCTCGTCCTGCGCCGAAGGGAGTGGCTGAGTCATTCGACCACTCCTAAACTCCGTGGGCTTGTGCGGATGTGAGCAACTTGCCAATGACGCCCGTGGTATCCACCAGGGCGAGCTGCTGGAGCATGGCGCTCATAGCGCCCGTGCCCTGCTGTGACGGCTGAGCGATAGTGCTCAGAGCTTCCGAGCCAGCTCCTGGGCCGATGTCCACGCCGGTTGTGATGGGCTCATTGGGTCGAGCACTGGGCGCATTGAATGCACCGCCCTGATACGGCGGTGAGCCGGCCTGCTGGCCCTGCTGCGCAGCCGCCTGAGCGGCTGGAGCCATAGGTGCTTGTCCGGCCATCGGCGCTACGCGCTGCTGCGCGAGCTGCTGCTTGACCGAGCCGTAAGGCTGGTCTGGAACGGTGCTCATAACCTGCGCCGCACCGCCATCGGTGCGCTTGGAGAACTTGCCAGGGCCGGAAACGGCGTTCGGGTTCTGGGGCGCGCGGTAACCGCCGTGGCCGTTACTCATTCTCCCGCCCCCTTAGTGAGCAAAAATGTCAACACGGCTGGGTTGTCTTGCAGGACCGCCAGAATCCAGGGCGTAAGTACGCGCACCATGGTTTCTTCCTGGTCGGTAGACAGATCCGCCACCTGGCGATAGCCGGATTCCCAGACAATGGCGTGGAGAATCTCGTGCAGCAGGGTGTTCTGCTTCGAGCAGGACGACTGCGCCTTGCGGATGATGATTTCCGTGTCGTCTGGCAGAGTCTCACCCAGTAGTGGGTACTTAGCCTTGTGTCGAATCAGGTAATCGGCTGCACCGATGAAGACCACTTCGGGGATTTGAACCATTGGCTTACGCACCAACAGGCTGAGAACTGCGGATCTGATTCTGGAGAACAGGCCTGTCCGCATCTCCGCGGAAGCCTGTAACCATTTCCTGCATGCTCGGTGGTCCTGCGTCTGGCACGGATACCCCGCCCTGGCCCTGAGAGCCATCCTGCGGGGCGTTCGGGTCTTGGGGTGCACCTGGGGTACCCCCTGCCGCTTGTGCCTGCATCGCAGCCTGCTGTTGAGCAGCCGCTTGAGCGGCTTGCTGCTGCGCCTGCTCCATAGCTGCGTACGCCTCGGAGACGGCATCCTCGATCGCCATGCCGTTCTCCAGACCCTGAATGGTCTGGACTGCCATCTTGATGATCGGCGTGGGGTCTTGCCCCTGCGCCGCCATCTGGCCGGATGCCTGGACCAGGGCGAAGACGCCCTGCTTCAGCGCCTCGCGCGAACCTTCGATGTCGGCCCGCTTCTGCTCCTGAATGGAGTCGATCGGCATGGGCAGGTTCTCACGAGCCGTGGACTTGGAAATCAGTCCAGCGCCCTCCAATTGCAAGATCGCAATGAGGGACTGCGAGGGCTCCATGCCCATCGAGAAGCCGTAAGTGACGGTGCAGTCGTAACGGTCCCCGATGTCGACCGAGGGAACGTAGTCAAACTCGTAGGACGAGCCCGAGATCGTCCCGGTGACGCGCTTGGAGACGTTCGGCCACCACTTGACGTCCATCTCAAAGCAGATGGCCGTGGCCTGCTGGAGAGCTTCCCGCAGCACCACCTGACCGCCGCGGATCTGGCTGTCGAATGTGCCCAGCAGGGCCGTGACGCCCTTGCCGGTGATGACAGAGGCATTGACCGAGCCAGTACGTGCGTCCGGGTAGCGCGAGCCGACTCGCAGCTCCTGATCTAGCACCTGTCCTTCGGCGAAGATGGAACTGGGAAGATCAAGGCCAACCTTGTGGATGTCCTTGGCGTTGTCGGATTGGAGAATGGCGTGCGGGCCAATGGCCAGCTCGTCCATGTCGCTGGGAACAGCGATCGGAGACTGAACAGCGATCGACGCGGCCTCAAGGGCCAGCGTTGACATGATCGAGCGTGCAACCTGCACCCACACCACGTCGTCGAACTGACCGCGTGGGTGATCGCCCTCTCCGGGGCGCTCGGCAATCCAGACCGGACAACGGTCCAGCTTGTGCGCGTAAGCGCTCAGGATGAGTCCGTTGCGGTCGGGAAGAATCAGGGAGACGTAAGTCTCGTCAACCCAACGAACCAGCTCCAGCTCGGTCTCGCCGCCCACCGCGCGACCCGTCTTCGGGTCATTGCGGATGGTGCCGGCGTACTCCGGGAATTGAGCGCACAAATCGTCTACAGATCGACGCCATCTGTGTGCGTATACCTTGCACCGACCCCTGCGATCCAGCTCGTAGTACGAGCCTCGCGGGTCTTCCAGATGCATGTAGGGCTTCTGGGCCTTGATGTCCGGTTCGACAAAGATCGGGAACCAGCCGTACGTTACGAAGCGGTCGGCTGCGGACTCCATCTGGAGTTCCAGCCGCGAGTGCGTCCAGTAGTCGTCACCGACGCGGTTCTTGCGCTCGGAGCGCTTGAGGTCTGCGTCGGACTTCATCTTGCCCGAAGTACAGGCCAGGGCCGGTAGGGGTGCTAGCCCCTCGGCCATGTCGTGCGCAACGATGTCAACGAAGTTGGCAATCGGTGAACCGTTGAAGCTGATAGAGAAGTTCAGCTCTTCGGGGAAGAGTTGGCGAATGTTCCCCTGGCGAACCTCATGGATCAGCTCTGCGTTGCGCTCGCGCTTGGCAAAGCGCATCTTGAGCCGGCCGTAATGCGCAAGCATCTGGGTATTACGCAGCGGGATCGTCACACCGCCTCCATTCGCTCTTGCTTTTCACGCCTAAGCTCGGCCAAGTTGATGACCTGCTGTCTTCCTCGCGCCGCAGGAGTCAGGAACGGTGACCTCATATGGGTTTCCCTGTTCTGTTTGCGCTGAAGTATTTTTGAGAAGGCCAGGTGGGTAAACCACAGCGCCATGACAAGGTCCGTCTTCGTCTTCTGGGCCATGCCCGAAGGCGACCAGACGGTCAATTGCTGAATAAGGTCGTTGACCCATTGGTTCTGGCGAGTGCTGGGCAGCTCCATGAGCTGACCCGACGTGGCCTTGCGCCATCCGTTGGGAGTCTGCTTGTCCTCGATGACACAAGAGTCAAAGAGCGGGGCCATCGTCTGGACGCCCCAGTCGTCATCGAACTTGTTCGCCGTGGTGTAGTGCGGCGTGATCTTGCAGCCGCGCCCACGAATGAACTGCTCAAGTTCGGGGAGCTGGGTGATGAAGCGCTGGACCGCGTTCTTCTCAATGACCCACTCGTGGAGGTTGTAGACCTCGGTGTAGTACTTCAGGGTCTTGATGATCTCGCCGGCTGTGGCGTTCTTGTGGTTCCAGCCGTCCAGGACGTAGCGCTTGAGGGTTTCGCGGTCGATGGCCGCGATGATGATGGCTGAGTTGCCGGATGCGGCAGGGTCGAAGCCACCCACCAGATACATGCCCGCCATGCCGCCTCGGCGATGGCCGATCCCTTCGGCCGTCATAGGGCCAGGGAAGCGGAGCATGTTCACCGATGCGTTGACGGCCTCGGCGCGAAAGGTCATGTCGTCGTCAATGTCAAGCTGCTGGTAGATCAGGTTCCAGCCAGAGTCGCGCCTTCTGCGCGCCAGTGACTTGCCGTTCCACCGCTCAGGCCAGAGGGTTTCCCAGGTCGAGCTGTCGCCATCGCCGTAGTCCAGAACGGCTGGCTGGCGGAAGTAGGTCCAGATCCGCTCGTCGTCACCGTCGCGCTCATCCAAGAGCGTGCGGTAGATGTCCATCGGGGCAACGCGCGTGCCTAGCACGAGCAGAAGACCACCGCCGTCCTGGTGGGCCGGCAGGCGGGAGTCGATGTCCCGGTTGATGAGGCGAAGCTGGTAGTCGGTCTCACGGGCGTTCGTGGCATCTGCCATGTCATCGATGACCACCAGGTCAGCGCGGCGACCGTAGATCTGCCCCCGCAGGCCCATGGCCTGCACCGTGGGGTCCTTCTGGATGCCTTCTTCGTTCTTGCCCTTGACGTAGATCCGGTCCGTGCTCCACGAGCCGTCAGGGTCTTTCCAGCCGCCCTCCGGGGCAAACCGAAGGTGCATGTCCTGGTAGATCGAGGATGTGAGCTTGAGCTTGATCTCGTAGAGGAAGTCCTTGGCCATCTGCGAGCCCTTGGACACGATGACCACTCGGATGTCCGGGTTCTTGTGGATCAGCCAAACGATGTAGTTCACCGTGAAGGTGGTGCTCTTGCCGTGCGACGGTGGCACGTTGATGAGCACTCGATCAGAGTAGCCGCGCTCGTAGTTCATCGTCTCGTGCATGTCGCGGGGCTCTCGCCCCTCGATCACGTCGAGCATCCGTAGCTGGTGTGGGAAGAGCGGCTGCTTGAGCCACTCGCGGCAGAAGGTCTCGAAGTCGGGAACCTCGGGGCGACCCTCGGACTTCTCTTCCTCGCGAGCCGTGCGGACGTTATCGACGGACGCCTTGAAGGCTTCGTCCGTCTTCCTCCAGGAGCGGTAGGTCTCTTCGGTGCGACCCACCACTGACATAGCCTCGGCAACCTTCAGGCCCTCAGCGATGAGCTGAAGTACCTTCGCCTTGGCCTCTACGACCGGGATGGACTTCTGGCCCGAACCTCTGGAAAGGTTCGTGGCCATTGGTGCCTCTCGCTATTACTTGCAGTCGCAGTCGCGGCCGGGATGCAGATGACCGAACAGGCCTGGGAAAAGATCGTGAACCTCGCGGCCTGTCATACGGCCAGCGACCTCAAGCTCAAGTGCTCTCATGACGACATCGCTGTAGGCCTTGATGGCCGCTTGCTCGACTTCCGTCACGACATGCCCTTCATTTGATCCCTCATGTTGTCGTGTTCACGTTTATTGCCCACCACCGCAACAAAAACAACCGAGGAGTTTGTGCGCGTGGACTCTCTGGAGCTACCTCGACAGAGCCAACCCACAGCCTCGATGGGCTGTGAGGTCTAAAAGATTTTCTTCCGCACCAGTACGTTCAGGATTCCGTCAAGTTCGTGAATCCTGAACACTTACGTCCGAAGCACCAAAGCTTCGGACAGTCACTCAGTCGCCGTGAGGCTACTGACTTAGCGGATGCGACCTGAGTGGGACCGAAGGTCCAACTACTCAGAGAGCATCCTTACTGTCGGCTTCTGTCTGCCGCCCGTCTCGTTCGGCTTTGGGGCCGAACGTCGGCGGCGAAGCCGACGTACTTAGTTCGGTCGTTCGGGAATGTAACTACATTCCCTCACTCCCTCACCTTATATAGCGGGTCTGAAAAGCTCATTTATTCCCGATGATCTTGCTGTACTCAGCAAGCTATCAGCGATCATTTGGTAGAAGCCCTGCAAAGAAGCACCTTACCTATTCTTGTGACGTGCGTCACAGTAGGTACTAGTCTCACTATGTGAGATAGACAAGCGTATGAATGAGAACCCGTTCTACGTACAGATGTTCGAAGAAACAGCAGGTTTCTAGAACAGGTTCTATCCGTTCACTCTGAAGTGAATCCCTACCCGGTAGTACCCCCCACCTGTTTTGCGGTCCATTCACCCCCTCATACCCCACCCCTTATTGGTCGCTCAGGCGACCTGTTGCGACAACCAGGAGCGCCGGCAGCTCTCCCCCGTACTACCCGTGTCACCAGAAAAATGAGGGTAGGTAGTACAAGAAATCAGGCCGCGTGACTAACAACCGCGGGTCAAGTCTTCGGCCTCTGGGCAGGAGACGAGACGATCGAGCACCTGGCACGGCTACAAGGCGAGCACTGCTCACCGCGAGACTGCCGGCAATCCACTTTGAGGCACGTCTCAAGGCATTGCCCACCAATCGAGTAGGCATCGTGTACTTACGCGTGCTTATTGGGAATGATTCCCATTAGTAGTGCGATAGCACGCTCGCCATGCATCTACATGCACACGCATACGTTGAGCGTTCATCCATCCATCCGACTGCATCTCTGGCGTGGCTTATGGTCACAAGTTGGTAACGATGCTTGCTTGTCCTCTTGACTTGGTTGCAAGCCATAGAGCAACTTGGTCACTGCAAGCCACAGACCAAGCGAGAGGATGCAAGTGATGACCAAAGCAGAGCGGCGTTATGAGGCCTGGCGCGTGGCGCTTGGCCGAAAGAGTGACGAGCGATGAGCGACACAACCATTGACGGCTACCCGTTCGAGACGGGCATGCGCGTCTGGGATTACGACCTCAACGTTGCCATTGTCGGCGAGCCGCAAAAGAACAGTCACCCCGCCGAGCCGACGTGGTACGAGATGACCAAGCTGGACGGCTCGCGCAGCTCGTCAATGGACGCAAAGCGCATGTGGCGTCGCCACCCAAGCACGGGGCAGCTCGCATGAGCGAGAAATTGGATGTGTCAACTCTTGCGCGCAAGATGCAGCGAACCGATGACGTGCGTCGCCTGAGCGAGGCGTGCGCACAGATCCCACTGAGTCACGAGGACCGGGTCGGCCTTCTGCGGGCTATTGAAATTCTTCGGATGCTGCCACTCAGGGATGAATCATGAGAGGCCACCACCGCACCAAAGTGCAAAGCGGTCGGAACCCTGCGAATGGCCTGCCGAACTACCGGGCCTATTGCGTCAAGGACTGCGGCTGGGTTGGCCAAGTGGAGCAGTCTCGCGTCGGCGCAGAGCGCGACGGCGAGGACCACGAAATCACAATGAGCCGCATTGAGGACGCGTCATGACCGCGCTTGTGGCGTTCGTTCTGGCGCTTCCCGGACTGCTCATCATGGCGACGGGCGTCGCACTGCTCAAGGTGCGTGCACTGTGACCGCCCCGCAGAGTGCTGGGCTCACTTTCGACTTCGGCCTAGGGGTCGTACCAGCCCATCGGCACGTCAACCCTGACGGCACTCAAGGCGGTTGGGTTGCCGATACTGCCTACGTTGCGCCAACGGCGTACGTAGGGCCTGACGCGCGGGTCTCCGGCAGCGCGCGTGTCTACGACACCGCGCGTGTCTACGACACCGCGCGTGTCTACGACAACGCGTGGGTCTACGACACCGCGCAGGTCTCCGACACCGCGCAGGTCTCCGGCAACGCGTGGGTCTACGACAACGCGCGTGTCTACGGCAGCGCGCGGGTCTACGGCAGCGCGTGGGGCGCGTGGGTCTCCGGCAGCGCGCGTGTCTACGGCTACGCGCGGGTCTTCGACACCGCGCGGGTCTTCGGCAGCGCGCGTGTCTACGGCTACGCGCGGGTCTTCGGCAACGCGCAGGTCTACTGCAGCGCGTGGGTCTCCGGCACCGCGCGGGTCTCCGGCAGCGCGCGTGTCTACGACACCGCGCGTGTCTACGGCTACGCGTGGGTCTACGGCAACGCGCGGGTCTACGGCAGCGCGCAGGTCTACGAATCAATAAACACAACTCCCGAAGTGCAATCGATAGACGAGGCTGTCGCGCTACGCACATGTTCGCGGTGCTACGGCAGATTCAACGAAACATCGGACAATTTCTCACAGTCTGGCACTCGTTGGAATGCATGGTGCCGCGCATGTATGCGCACTTACGCGCGAGAGCGTCGCGCGGCTACTCCGCGTGTTACGCGGACGCCGGCAAACCGCACGTTCGGAGTAGAGATCGAGTTTCATGGCTCACAAGAGACTCTAGCCCGCGCAATGCGCAACGTCGGCCTGACGTGTGAAGTTGAGAGCTACAACCACACGATCTACCGAAATGGTGAGTGGAAGGTTATCGGCGATGCATCCGTGGCAAACGGCGGCGAGCTTGTCTCGCCGGTACTGCGGGGCAGGACAGGCTTTGCCGCTATCCGTAAGGCGTGCCAAGCGCTCCGCGCGGCAGGTTGCACCGTAAGCACGGCCACCGGCCTACATGTCCATCACGGCGTCAGTGACCTGACTGTCTCCGCTTTCAAGCTGTTGGCTCACAACTGGTACGACACGCAAAGCGCTGTCGATCAAATGGTGAGCGCAAGTCGTCGCGGACGCAGCACCTACACGGGTCCGTTGCGTCGCGATGACCTCGCCAGCCTGGACTGCATCACGTCCATGACTGCCCGCACCGACAATGGCGCGCGTCAGATCACGGACTATATGGACCGTTACCGCGCACTCAACTTCAATGCCTTTGCCAAGTACGGCACGGTTGAGGTTCGCCAGCATCAGGGCACTACCAACGCCGACAAGATCGTCAACTGGATCAAGTTCGGCCAGGCAGCTATCGCTGCGGCAGTTGCCGGCACTGTCTGCGAGGCAACAACAGGCAGCGACTTGCTCGCACAACTGGCAGAGCAAGGACACCTCGCCGCTGACGTTGCCGAGTTCCTCAACGGTCGAATTGTCGAACTGTCCAGCGCTTACGGCCAGGATTCCGAATCCGTTGAAGAGCCTGAATCGGATGACGATGAGGACGACGACGAAAGCCTGTGCATGTGCCACGCATGCGTCAACGACCGCGAAGAAGAATATGCGAGCGCGGCATGAAACTCACCGTGATTTGGCCGGACGGAACCGTGAACACGGGCAAGTCCTGGCAGGACATTGAGAACGCAATACGGTCTGCCCAATGGCAGACGCATGGAGACCGTGCCGCATTCCGAATGGATATGCGGCACCGCTGCAAGGTCTGGAGCGGAGTACGCCCGGACATTGTGAAAGCCACAAGCGAGGACTTCATCAAAGCACTTGAAGCGAGCGGCCTTTGCCGCGTCGAGATTGAGGGTACAAAATGACCACCACACGTAAGCCGTTCATCCTAGTTCTGGAAGGTCTGTCCGGCGCAGCCGAATGCGTTGATGAGGCAGGCGGCGAGTCCTACTCCATGACGCCGTTTCTCGGCCGCATGCAGATCATGCACGAGCTATTCGCAGAGGGGTGCGTTGACGGCCTGCTTCTTACCGGAGGCGGGGACGTTGACCCACGACGGTACGGCCAGACGGCCCACAAGGAGACGTACGGCGTAAGCGAGGACAGGGACACCGTTGAGTTCTCGGCGGTGCGCCTGGCACGTCGGTACGGCCTGCCGATCATGGGTATCTGTCGCGGCGCGCAAGTGCTCAACGTCGCGCATGGCGGCTCGCTCTGGCAGCACTTGCCGGACCGTGGTGGCAAATCTGCCCGCAAGCACAAGAGCGGCACGATGACCGTGGTCACCAAGACTGGCAGTCTGGCGCATGAGGCTATGGGTCACGGTGCACCAGTGCTCCACTTGCATCATCAGGCCGTGCGCAAGCCTGGCAAGGGCTTGCGTGCTACCGGATGGCATGGCGACGGAACGATTGAAGTCATTGAGTCCGTTACCGGCGCACCGTGGCGTGTCGGTGTGCAATTCCATCCCGAGTACGCGGCGTACGGCGATCCTGAGCGCGGATTCTTCCGCCAGCTCGTCCTTGCTGCGGCTAAGGGCGCCGGCCTTCCAATTCCGGCAGAGTGCCCGCCCAAGCCTGTCGTCTCCAATGTCCACACATGGCCGACTGTTATTGGCGGTAAGTCAGAGTCCAAGCTCTCAGAGCATGGCCAGGCAGTGCTGGACGCATGGAAGGCCGAGTCTGCGGCCGGCTACTGCGCAAAGTGCCAGACCGAGTTCGACTGGCGAGAGGACTACCTCGACCACCAGCGCATCATTCACGACGACTGGAGCGATTGGGCGGATGAACACGAGTACGCGCCGCTAGTTCGGCGTGCACCGCTAGCCCTTCCGGGCAGGGTTGAACTGTGAGGCGGGCAGTGAACTACCTACTGCTCACTCTGTCTCTTCTACGTCGCTCTCAGGCTCGCGAACAGGCACTTGAGTACGAACCGGAGCGCGCCGAAACATGGCGCGTGATGGTCGAGAACGCGCAGCGTGTCGCATGAGTTGGCTTGGCTATGTAGAGCGGTATGTGTCGTCTGGTCGCGTGGTGGCAACAGACGAGATCCGCATAGCGCGAATCAACGAAGAGATTCACCTGAGTATTGGCCGTCACAACTACGCAATGTCACTCGCGGACTTCGCGGAGGCAGCCCGTGATGTTATTCCAGAATGGACAAAATAGTGAGAGCCGAACTGACTTACGCACTGACCGCAGTGTTGCCACACGAGGGAAACCGGAAGGGAGGTGTCGGACTTACGGTCCGCGAGGGAGAGCTTCTCGCGTACGCGACAGACGGATACACAACCGGACTGGCGCGAGTGACGTGGCCGCAAGTCCCACCATTCGACGTGTGCCTGCCGGCAAGCGAAGCGCGCGACCTGATGCGCTTCCTGCGCCCCTCTCGGGTGGACGAGCAGAGCGAAGCCGTCGAGCTGCTGTCGCAGGACGGCGAATTGCACGTAGCAATTCCAGGTGACTCTCAGGTATTTACTCTGAAAGAGCCAACCTATTCACTGGACGATCTCTTAGCGCTTATGCGCATGATTCACGGGCTACCGACAGAGTTTAGCGGCTGCCTTTACTCGCCGTTATTGCTTGGCAAGTTCGCTAAAGCGCAGCGCGAGGCGAACGACCGACTGCGGCTTTATCCGAAGCGCACCAAGAATGGCAAGATAGGCGCTGCGGTATTGACCATCGGCACGCAATTCATCGGCGCGGTGGCCGGCATGGATGACTCTGTCGAGACCGACTCGGCGCTGTCATCCTTCCTGCAAACAGAGGACAAAGCCGCATGACAGAGACCATATGGTGCACGAAACACAAGCGCTTCGAGCGCATTACCGACTGGCATAAGGACAAGTGAGACCATGACCGAAACGAGCACTCAGATAAGCGTCCACAACGCTTTACTAGACGATAATCCAACCATTCTGGCGACAGTCCAGAATGCCACAGGCAACCTGCTGACGCAGGTATTCGCTTTCTCAAACAAGCGTGCATCGGTGGAATACATGCAGGCCATTCGTGCCTTCCTTGATGAGCTGGGATTCCAACCGGCTGGCAAGTATGTGTTCCTCAACAAGTCACCTGTCGAGCTGGACAACATCTTCGGTATCCGACCCGAGGGAAGTCTGCTTGACGCTCTAACGGAACAGGCGCGTGAGCGCGTAAGTACAACGCTGGACAGTCTGGCAGTTGTCGGCGCACAGATTGCCAACTTCAAGCCGCGCGTGACTTACGCGCTGGCGCTGGCAGACCTTGAGGCTGACCTTGAGCGGGTAGCGCCATGACCCGGCGAGGCTATGCGCTGCTCTACTGCTCCGCATTCACGTTCGGAGTCCTTTGGCCTTACGTTTGGAGGCGGTGAAGTCATGATGCCACCATGCACACAGTGCAACCGGCCGCTAGCTCTATCCCGTTCTGGTCCGATTCCGGAGGGATACGCACGCCATAAGGCGTTCGGCCTCTGCCGTAACTGCTACGAGCGTGGCTATCGCAAGGTGCACCCGCAAAAGCCTAGGGTGCGCCGTAGTACCAGACCGCCATTTCATGCCGTCAGCGTGGACTACAGGCTCGGCAATGGGCAGGTAATAACGCTGCCAAGTGAGCGGGTAGTACTCCGAATGGCTGCTGCTCCAGACGACGGGATCGTTGATCCGGTAGCAGTCGAGCGAGGCTGGAAGGACTGGACCGCTCCGCGACTTACGGCTCGAGAACTGCTGTGTGTGTTCGCCGAGCTGGCGACACGAGGTTGGGGCTACGTCCAGATAGCGGAACGGTTCAACGCCACGAACGATGGCGTTCGGCTGGCAATAGGCAGGCATGGACTGCCGGTACCACCGGCTAAGTTCGGAGAGGAATACATGTGCCACTTGATTACGCAGCCTGGTATGCGACCGGCTGCTAGCGCTGCGGCGCTGCGAGAGGCGGGAGTGATGGCAGCATAAGTACACAGACAACAGAAAGCCCCGGCCCTCTTAGTGAGGTAACCGGGGCGTCTGTTTGTTACTGAACTGGTTACAACTGTGCCAGCAGTGCGGCTCTCTGCCTTACGCCACATCCTGCTACGCGCTTGTCTGCCGGTATGTCTGCCCGTTTGAGCATCTTGGCAGTCTTGCCAACTCCCACGAACGGCAGCGCTCGCAGTAAGTCAGCTATCGGCATAGCTTGAGCGTCCGGATGGTCCAACGCTTCGGCGAACGTAAGTGAGCCATCCGTCAGTCGTGCCTTCAGTGCAGCTCGTGCACGACGCAGCTCTAGGCTGCGGGCGTAGCCGGCCTGTCGTTGCTCGGCCGTAAGTACTGGGGCAACCTTAGAACTTGTGCTTGGCATGGCTTACCCCTAACTGGAGTACCTGACCCGTGTTTTCGTCGCTCAGCGTTGAGCTGAGGGCCGTTACGAGGCTCTCCTGATGCGTACCAGCTAGCGCCAGTATGGCATTGCGAGGCACCCAGGAAGCCTCAACCTCGTTGATAGCCAAGTCGTCAATGTAAGCCGCACCCAGCGGCTTTCCGCATTGCAGTCTGTCATACGGCACGTCGTTCTCCCGCAGCCATCGGTGCAATGAGGATTCATCCTCCCATGGCCTAGCCGTGTAGATGAGGATGTACCAGCCGGCGCGCTTCAGCTCGCGCAGCTTGATGATGTTGACGGGCTTGATAGCGCCGATAGGGCGCTCGTCCGGTCGCTCAGGCGACCAGGCTGCCTCGCAGAGCGTTCCGTCGAAGTCCACGACGACCGGGAGTCGGTTAGTCATCGGAAGTCAGAGCCCTTGTTTGGTTGCGGTAGTCATGGCCTAGCCTATGCAGTTGAAAGAAGCGCAGAGCGATTGCGTGCCACATGACGGCGGTCAGGTGAGAGCTGCCAGTCTCGGGGTCTTCATCCTCGCCCTGAAGGAACGAATGCAAGTGGCGCTGCAATGCTGCGACAGACAGACGCCAGTCGTAGCCGCGCTGCCAGTTTGGCAAGCCAGTCTCATCGCTCGGGTACTTACTCTCACCCTTGCCGTAGTGCTCGGCCAGCTCCCAGAGTACGTCGGACGGGATCATGTCGAAGCGTGCCAGCTTCTGACCCTTGCGGCCTCCGGTCTCAGGGTCTTCGACTGTCTGCTCCGCAGACTTACGGAGCTGCCCTGCTCGTTCCATTTCGTCAAGCAGCCAGTCTCTCAATGACCTCTCGCCACCTCTAGCGTCCGGATTCGCTTTCATGCGCTTCTCGCATGGTCGTACTCTTCGTCTGCATAAGTCCACACGTCGTCTAACGCCTCCATGTATAGGTGGTAACAGCAGTACGGAGCGCCGTCTTCCGTCTGCTCTGTGCATTCCTCGAAGTCACAGCGGGTCATCTGCTGATTCCCGCACTGGCACCATTGCTGTTGAGTTGAACAGGATCGCTTGACCTCGATAGTCCCGACAAGGACCAGGACTACAAGCCGAGGCCTCTTTACAGAGCCAGCAGGGCTCAGCCTTGAGCGCTTTCCATTCCACGTCACAAGCAGAACAGTGGTAAGTCATCATTGGCGGTACGTAGGTGGTGGTCACTAGCCGGCCTCGGCGCTATCCGTAAGCGCCTTAGCGGTGGCATTCGCCAACACCTTGCGCTTGCCGACGTACGGATTACTACCGCCCAGCCAGTTGACTACCGCCTGAACGGCGTCCTCCCAGCGGCCCATGCCGCGCTCTTCGTGCCGGAAGCAATCCGTAACCCATTCAGGCAGCTTGCTCAGCGCTCTGCGAATGTCGAGCACCATCACTAGGCCGTTGCCAGCCTCGTGCGGTACCTGCTTGGACTTGCGTCCAGACTCCGCACCTTCTGCCGGCATCTCACCGTCGAACGTCTCGTCCAGCACTAGCGGCATAAGCCCCTCGACAAGTGCGGGGCTGTACCACATCACGTCGTCGGGCTCATAGCCGACACGAGCTGCCTTCTCGGCTTCGCCGTAGCGAATGCCAGCATCCTCGAAGGACCGGAACAGGCGCGTCGTCTGCTGTGGTGAACTGCGCAGCCACTTGCGTACGCGACGGTCACCCTCGCCGTACAGCCAGACGTACATCTCTTGCTGTAAGTCGGCCGTCTCGACGCCGTAGGCGCGGTAGCGCCAGGCGATACGACGAGCCACATGCGGGATCAGTCTGTCCCGCACATCGTCGTATGTGTAAGCCTCCTGAGTCACGGTGCGACCACCGTGGACTTAGCACGATCGACACTCTTACTGTCGCGGTACCAGCGACCGCAGCAGTTGCACGAGTACTGCGGGAACGTGGACTGCGCGGTGTGTGCATAGCCACGACGCTGGCGGTCAGTACCGCCACAGGACGGGCAGCCTTCGGCATTGCCCAGCAGGGCGATGTTCGGCGTTGTGACAAGCCACGGCTGGAGCTTGAGGTAGAGCTGCTCCGTAAGTCGCACATCTTGGATGTTGTACTTACGCATCAACGCCCAAGCCTTCTCGTCGCCAGCAAGGCACTTGGTCCACAGTCCGTGGCCCTCGTGATGTGTCTTGTTGCCGAGACTAAGCGTCTGACTTACGTAGTCCAGCTTGTTGCTGGGAAAGCGGAAGCGACGGCGAACCGTCTGCAGCAAGTCAATCTGCTGGAACGGCGACGGTGGCAGTAGGCCGTTCTCGATGAACTCTCGGTTCAAGTGCGGCACGTCGAACGTGCGTCCGTTGTAGTGAATCATCACGTCGGCCTCGTCGCACATTCTGTGCGCCTGGGCGACCATTTCTTCATGGCTATTGTGGAACTCGGAATAGAACTCCACCTTCGGCCTGCCAAGCCACTTGGCGGCGAAGCTAATCATGCGAGTGGACTCGCGGAGCTGGTTCAGGGAGACGTTGACGTTCCACAAACTCCAAACGTCTGCGATATTCGGCGACGTTTCCACGTCGAGTACGAGTACCTTGGCTTGCGTCATTTGCTGCTCCGTATCGTGTGTCCACTCATATGTGGCTCTGCGGTGTGCCCCGCCGCGCCCCAGGTCAACGCCCTGCCGCTTATACGCGGCACCTGGCCCTTGTCTTGCGACTTACTTCGTCGTATATCCGCTGGAAAGTGATCGGCCGGAGACCTGCGCGTTGCCGTAGACCCACGCGTAGCCGTAGACCCGCGCGTAGCCGTAGACACGCGCGCTGCCGTAGACCCGCGCGTTGCCGTAGACCCACGCGTAGCCGTAGACACGCGCGGTGCCGTAGACCTGCGCGCTGTTGCAGACCTGCGCGCAGCCGTAGACCCACGCGTCAGGCCCTACGTACGCCGTTGGCGCAACGTAGGCAGTATCGGCAACCCAACCGCCTTGAGTGCCGTCAGGGTTGACGTGCCGATGGGCTGGTACGGCAGCACCAAAACCGAACTGAAAGGTCGTCGGTTCTGGCGCAGAAGCCACCTTCGCTTCGGCCTTCACCTTCGGAACAAGCTCGACCTTGAGCGAGCCACTGTCAAACAGTCGGTAAATCTGACCGTCCTCAACGTCCTTGACTCTCAGATCTCCGTACTCGCTCTTGGCGTTCACGACAACCAATCGTCGCGTAGCGTCGATCAGGTCTCCGGCCTTCAGTTCACTCAGGCGCAGTTCAGGCGACATCGGGCACCACTTCCTCAATGGACTGAATGGCAGTGCTGACACTCCATGCGCCCGACTTATAGATGATCGTCAGATTCCCGCCCACCTTTAGGGTGGACATGACTTCACGGTATGGCTCTGGCTCGTCAAGGAACGTGCCAAGGTCGGCCGCATTGTCATGCACACGCTTGCGCGTGACCGTGCCCGCGTTCTGGTCGATCAGATACTCGCTGTGCTTAGTCTTGATCCGCAGCACCGGCAGGGTGGTGGTCATTCGGCCACCGCCGCTTCCGGCTCTTCGGTGAGCTGGTCAGCCAAGACCGAAAGCGGCTCGATGGTGAGCTGACTGACGTGCGATGTGACGCGATCAGTTCCACCACCGACCGGGTTGTGCGTGTAGATCAGCGTTCCCTGATCCTCGTCGTAGTGGTCGATTGTGGCGATGATGGCCCGGTTCACGAGAACCCGCTGGCCAACCAACTCGGTGATGTTCTGGTGCTTGCTCATTGTCTCTTCCTTCTCTACTGAATCAGTGCCAGAAAGGCGTCCGCGCCCTGTTGCGCGATGAAGTAGTTCGCGTCTTGCATTCCGTCCGGAATATGGATCACTCGTGCGCTATAGCCGACCGACGTAGCCACACGACTAGCCGCCTGCCGGCCCACCTTGTCGGCGTCGGCGATGACGACAACCTCTCCGACCCCCTCGAAGCACAGTCGGAAATGCTCCTGGCTCTGCCAGGTACTTACGCCGGGGTAAGCCACGGCCGGAATGCCCGTGTACGCCTGGACCGCTACCGCGTCCAGCTCACCCTCAGTGAGCACTACCTTGTCGGCGGTTAGCAGCACGCCTGCGTTGTACAGATGCACACCGCAACCGGGCTCGTTGAGGTACTTAGGATCCGAGTCGTCCATTGCCCGGTACTTGATAGCCACCACGCCTCCCGGCGTGCGATAGGGCACGGACAGCCGGCCGGCGAACTCATCGTCCCCTTCAGGCACACATCCGAGACCGAACAGACCAGCAGCCTCACGGCTGATGCCCCGCTCAAGCAGGTAGTTCACTGCCGGCTCCAGATTCTGTGCGAAGCTCTCAGCTTTCGCTGAGAGCGCCTGACGGCGAGTCTGCGAAATCATTCACTGCCCTTCGTCTTCGTTGTGCCGAGCCCTGGGTTGAATTTCTGCACGGGCGGCACGTCCTGCGACCGCTCGAAAGAATGATTGGGTTGTCTATTGCGATCACTGGACACTCCTGTCGAGTAGTTCGCTCATGCGACGCTTACGCTTGGCTTTCGGCTTTGCGTCACCAGACAAAGACATAGCTCGCTCCTTTGCCTCGATGAAGCCGATACCTAATCGGCTCATCAAGAGCGCGTAGCCGTCGCCCTTGACCCCGCAGCCTTGACAAGAGAACGCATTCAGTTCGTGGTTCACTGCCGCCGATGCGTGACTGTCCGAGTGGAACGGGCAGCGCATCCGCACCCAGCCCATTCCGAAGGGCACGCTCTCTGCTCCAAGCTCCATAAGCACCGGCTCGATCAAACATTCCGGTGCCTTACTGGTTTGCCACATAGGACGCCAGGTTGGCTCGGTAGGCCTGAATGGCTGACAGTGGGTCCAGCCCCAACAGGCGGCAGTTCTCCAGCAGGAAGTTGCTGGCGACAGCTACCGCCATGTGCGCATCCAGTGCAGTCAGATGCTCGTAGAGCGAAGCTGCTCCGTCACTGTCGCCCTCTATCTGCGCCTGCATTGCGGCGAAGACAACTGCGATAGCGCTAGTACGGTCTACATCCTTCTGTGCGGCGCAGACGGCACAACGTCGTCGGTCGATGGTCACAGTGCCACCCAGGCATTCAGCTTGTCGCTGAACATTTCCTTGCCGCCCTTGATCCACGCCTTGCGCTCTGCGTCGTATTCGAGCGTGACGCCCTTGCGTCGCTCGGGGCCGCTCAGGTAGAGCAGGCGAGCCTTCTCGTTGCCCTGCGCAAGCTCTGCCTCGGTCACGAGTTGTCTCCGTAATTCGCGTCACGCAATAGCTGCGTGAAGTCGGTAAGACCCATAACCACCGGCCAGCGCTCTAGCTTCTCGACGCCGTAGCCTCGCGGTCGATAGACCACGAACGGCAGATCGCCATCTGAATTGGCCCTTGCCTGCGCAAGGGAGCCCGTAAGATCAAGCTTCTCGGTCGCCTTGACCTCAGGTGCCAGCCCGAGCATCTTGCGGATGTCCCTACCCGGCAAAGCTGCCGGTACGGCTTCGGCTTCTGGCCAGCCGTGCTCTCGGAACCAGTTCGCCAGGATCTCCTGCGTACGGCGTCCTCTTGCTATGCGTGCGTTGACCATTACCGATAGCCGCCAATCGTGGCAGACTTGTAACTGATATCCATGTACACAGACCCTCCGCTTGGACCGCCGCGATTCTTAGCGATATGCACGTTCAGTCCGTCCGCTCCGCGATGGTTCAGGCCGAGAACTACCTCAGGGATTTTGCCTAGCTTCCCGAGTAGGTCGCCTAGCCCGATTTCCTGTTGGCCGTCTTCCTTGTTGCCGGTGACGTGGTGCAGTGCCATGACGTGCGCCTGCTCGATGCGAGCAATGGCTTGCAATTCGCGGCAGGTACCGCGCAGCTCTGCGTACTCGTTCGCCTGATCGGCAACCGTGTTGCTCAGGTTGTCCACCACAATCAGCTCAGGTGAATACCCGCGCACTTCCTCGTACGCCTTGAGCCTTAGGGCGATGAACTCGGTGTCAATGTCCGACTGGTAGCACCAGTCAACGTGATTGGCTTGGCCCAAATGCTCGGCGAACCAGGAATCCCAGGCTTCATCCTCGGAGTTCAGATTCTGTTCGACCGTATCTAGGGGAACGCCAGTCAGGATGGAACAGGCGCGTGAGCGCACTGTCCATTCGTCGCTGTCTGCCGACAGGAAGAGGGTCGGCACCTTCATCCGCAGGGCCAGGTTGGTGGCAAAGACGCTCTTCCCGACTCCCGGCGCAGCCGCGATCATCGAGAATTGGCTTCTCCGGAGCATCACTCCAGCACTGTTCAATACCGAGTTGTGCGTATTGAGTGCCGGCGACAGTGGTGCGCCTCTGCGAACAGTAGACAGCAGGGACATGGGCTACTTATCCCCTGCCTCAGGGGCAGCGCGGACAGCGCAGTCCTTGGCCTCTAGGAGCTTGCGGAGGGCACTTGTCAACTCCGCGCCACCTGGAAGAATCCGCGGAAGGCGCTCGGCAAGATCGGCAAACAGTGCCGACGTATCCCGAGGAAGTCCGGCCGGAAGGTGCGCATAGGTGAACCAGCGCCGTAGGCGATGCTCCAGCATCAGACATTCACCGCCTTGCAACGAGCGGCATTGCTGGCATCGTTGCCCTTCTGCCATTCGACTGCGCACTCCCACCGTCGCCACGGCCGACCGCGAGCCATGCTGTCTCGATAGACGCGAGGCCCGTGCACACAGGCCGGTGGTGCGTCGATCGGGGGGGCGGCTGGCACGATGGCCAGCGCCGGGGCTGTAGTGGCCGCTGACGGCTCAGGAGCCTGCCATGTGGACTCGGGTGTAGGTGCGGCCTCATGGCCAGGAACGGGCAGTGGCTGGCCGACACTGGAGACCGGCCCGAGAGTCTTTGCGACGGTCGCAATAGCGGCCGAGACGGGCGTCTGCAACGCCTGGGCATAGACTTCCTTGACAAAGGCATCCGCAGCCTCGGCACTGCCGAGAACCTGCGCCGCATTGTTCACCAGCTCCGCGTAGCTATCGCCGCGGAGAGTGACCAGCAGGCCCTCTCTGCCTCCTGCTTTTCCAGTGACCGAGAACGGAGCTTCCGTGCTCATAGACATTTCCCCTTTCAGGGGCTAGAGAACTGCTTGGGAAAATTGGCAGTGGGACTCAACGTCACACACCCAGCACGCCTCGCCCGGATTGGGGACGAAGACCTTGGAGGTAATGCCAAGGTCAAGGTTGGCGTAAGTGGATGCCAGCTTCTCCGCTGACCAGTGACGGACATCAATCGGGGGCGTCAATGACGCCGTGCCAGACTTGAGTCCGTAGATGAAGAACCCGTAAGTCACGGGCCATCCGAGACCAACCTCAAGTGCGCGGGCGTAAACGCCTAGCTGCTCGTCGGTCTTCGGCTTGCGCCCAGACTTGATGTCCAGGCAGTAGTACCCGTCGAAATCATCGACGGTGAATACGCGGTCGATGTAGCCATTCACCTGTACGTCCCCTAGCGGGACAGTAAATGGCACTTCGATGGCGGGGCCGAAGTTCGGGATCTCGGCCAGCTTCCAATTCGGCTTACTCAAGCGCCAATCCACGTAAGCACCTACGGCGAGCGGAATCCCCTGATCCTCGAACCAGACAAGATCCTCGCCGTTGGGCTTCTCTTTGGTCGCGCGGCCGAACCGCTTCCAATCTTCCGGCGCGTAGTTCTCACTGAACTCCGCAACAGTCGCATCCCGCGATGCCGCAAGGGCGTCGGTAGCGATCTGGACCAGCTTCTCGCGGTCATCTATGCCTTCGTAGATCGCATGGTCGATCGGCTCGGTAGCGGTGTGGATCATCACACCGGCTACCTGTGCAGCGCTGGGGCGCTTTGCTACCCGTTCGATGCGGGCTAAGCGGTATTGCTCTCCGCACTCGCGGTAACCCCGGAGCTGGCTGAAAGACCGAAAGTTGGGCACCTACTCATCATGCCTGCTACTTGCATCGGATGCAAGCGAATCACAAGAGCGTTACCAAGTCGTTATACTTGGTCTCGCTCCAAGAGCCAGACCTCACGGCCGGAACGCTCGCGGGAGTAGGTCACCGTCCACTTGCATGCCTCAACGCCTAGCAAGCGCTTGACGGCCTGACCAAGGGACTGCGAGCTGGCGGAAGCGATGTAGACGTAGACCCGGTCCGGACCGTCTGTTCTGGCCAGCCAGGGGCGATTCCTGATGGATCGCGTTCGGCCAGAAGGGTTTACGCCGAGGATCGGCTGTGACACGATTTCCCCCCCAGGGGCTAGATGTGGTAGGCCTCCCCGAGGGCTGCTCGGACTGTAACAGCAACCTCACATGCTGGCAAGATCTTCCCGGCCCTAACAATTAGGCGGATGCGGATGTAGTTGATGCAACCAAGTGAGGACACGCAAGTGTCGTCGGTTGCAAGCGGTACACTTACGAGCGAAGCGAGTACAGTACTTCCGAGCGTAGGCGCTCGGAGCCTGGTCACAGGCGACAGACAAGAGAGCGCCTCGCTGGACGCGAGGAAGTACAAAGAGAACAGAAGCCCAGGCCGGGGGGCCTGGGCTTCCTTGTACTGTTCTGCTTTTTCTACTCTTTAAGAGTACTTGCCGCCTCCAAAGGCGGCGATACGTAGTCCCTGTCACCGTCCTTCGCCGGCTCCATCCAGAAGCCCTCTGGGTCCTGTCGGTCGTAGTGGACCGACAGTCGGACCTTCCAGGGGTTGTCACCTTCCATGAAGGTGATCCATTCATCCAGCAGGCGGGCATCACCCGCCGTCAGCGCCAAGCCCTGCTGCCTGCGGCTGTAGCTTCGCAGCCTGCGCGCCAGCGGATCATTCACATGATCGGCGCGCAACCGCCAGGGCAGGTAGTACGAGTGGTCGTTCCGGCCTGGACCGTTCTTGACTCCCAGCTTCGCCATCGCCAGGCGAACGGCCTCGCTGGTGGTTCCGTACATCAGGGCGATCTGCTTGTTCGTCAAGCCGTCCTGAACGTGCTTCATGAGCACGTCGCCGTCAGGGAGCTTTTTTCCTGCACGGGCTCTTGGTGCGTTCATGCTTCTCTTTCTCCCTTGCCCAGTCTGTCGCTCATCCGACAGGAGTTAGGCACGCGCGGGGGACGCGCGCTTGGGTGTAAGTTGCTTGCCAGTCTAGGGGCAAGTCTTACTCTTGTGCAAGGTTGTCCGTATTGGTTAGATTCCCGATCATGCTAAAGTTCCTGCAAAACACCAGCGGGCGTAGCTCAATGGCGCAAGCCGTACCGTCTTGGAAGCAGCATTTTGCAGGGAAACTTGCATCTGACTTGCATGCGGAACAAAGATGTGCCAGCCTGGTGTTTGCAAGTACGACACCAAGGAGAGCACATGGGAATCAGGGTCGTTGTCACAGGCGGTCGGCACTACGCCGACCGGGAGGCCATCTATGCCATCCTCGACGCACTCGATGCGCAGTACGGCATAGACGAGCTGGCGCACGGCGCGTGTCCCTACGGAGGTGCTGACATCTTGGCCGAGGATTGGGCCAAGGCTAGAGAGGTTCCCTACCGGGGGTATCCGGCCAAGTTCAAGCGGACTGGACAGAAGTCCGCTGGTCCACTCAGGAACATCTTCATGCTGGACGACTTCAAGCCTGACCTAGTAGTCGCACTGCCTGGCGGCACCGGAACGGCCCACTGCTGCTCGGTGGCTATCCAGCGCGATATTCGCGTCACCGGCCCAGGACAGCCGGCACGGGTGGCAGGTGCCTGATGATCGACAGCTTTAGTGGTGAGTACAGCTTCCTCAGTAACTTCTATGCGGTGCCCCCATTTCTAGCCCTGGATGATGGCATCCAGTACCCAACCGTCGAGCACTACTTCCAGGCGCACAAAGCCCTCGACCTGGATGTTCGCGCCCTGGTAGCTGCCGCACGGACGGCAGCCCAAGCCAAGTCCCTCGGCCGGAGCCTCCGCCTCAGGCCTGACTGGGAGGGCGTCAAGCTGGATGTAATGCGGTACGCCCTGGCGCACAAGTTCGCCGAGCGCACTTTCCTGGCGCAGCAACTGTGTCAGACCGGCGACGCCTACCTCCGTGAAGGCAATTACTGGGGCGACAGATATTGGGGATTCAGCCAAGGCCAGGGCCAGAACTGGCTCGGACACTTACTTATGGCCCGCCGCGCCGAGCTGGTGAGTACCTGATGCCTCGCCGCAACGAGAACATCCGCCTACTAGATGCAGCCGCTCGCTATCAGGAGCGCATCGAGAACGAGGGGCAGGCTGCCGCGAGCATCAAGACGGCTCACTACGCACTGCGCCGCATGGCGCGTGCCATGGCGACCACCCGAGAGCCGAACCCTTGGCTGCACCTGATTACCGATGCAGACATGGACACGTACTGCTTCGGTCCTGAGGGCATCCGCCGTGGCATCGGCTCGGTGAGCTTCAACCGCTACCGCTCAGTACTCAAGGTGTTCTTCGAGTACTGCCTTCTCATGCGCTGGATAGACCGGAACCCGATGGATGCCGTTCCTAGAGCCAGAGCCGACACGCCTGTCGCTCCGCTCATGCTGAGCGCCATCGAACTCACGCAACTGCTAGAGCACGCCGAGACGCCGATGGAGCGCATCGCGCTCAGCGTCGGCATGAACACTGGCCTTCGTTCCAACGACGTTCGGCACCTGACGGTCTTCGACGCGAACATGGCAACCGGAGAGTTGCAGACTGAGATCCGCAAGACCCACAAGCTGGACATCAAGCCGATCACGATGGAGCTGCATGCAGAGTTGATGCGCTGGTTCGAGGCGTACGCCCAGTACGCCGGCCTCGATAACGTGGCCGACCTCCCCGGTGACTGGCTGCTCATCCCGAGCTACCACTACACACCGCGAGCCATCGGCAAGGGGCGCGTCGATCGGGGCGAGCCCTGCGTCATCCTTCGCCCGCACCAAGTGACTACCAAGCCCTGGCGTCTGGTCCAGCGCCCGCTGGCCCGAATGGGCTTCCCGACCTATGGCACAGGCTTCCACACCCTGCGTCGGTCCAGCGCTCGTGCGCTGTTCGAGCTACTACGTGCTGAGGATGACGGCGGCAGGGATCACGCCCTGATGGTCGTGAAGGCGTTCCTGAACCATGCCCACACGTCCCAGACGGAGCATTACCTGAGACTCGACCAGGAAAGGACGATCAGGGATACGCTTCTGCGTGACCGATCCTTCTTGCCCGCACTAGCCGAAGTCGAGCAAGCCCGGATCGGCAACCAACCTGAACCCGTCGCTCGCTTGGACGAGCGCCGAAGGGAGCAAAGTGCGTGAAGTGCTGATTCGCTGCGACGTGTGCGGCGAGGGCGATACACAGGCATACACCGTAAACTCCCCCGACGGCAGTTGGTCCAACGATCTGTGCTCCAAGCACGCCGAACCGCTGCGCAAGCTGCAAGCCAAGGGCACACCAATAGGTGAGACCCGCAGTACCGCCAACTTGGTAGACCGAGTGAGGATCAAGTGATGATGCAGTTCGCACGCCTGTGGTTCCTGATCGGAACCGGCATTGCCGTAGCTGTGGGGATCGTCCATCCGCCAGCCTTCGGAGTTATCGAGTTCTTCGCCCTGCTGGGCGGTGTCGTATGGCTGATCGGACGGGTAGGTCTACGCAAGCACAAGACGTAAGTAGGCTTGCAAGTAGAATGCAAAAAGAGCCGTCCCAGAGCCTGGGGTATACCCAAGTACCGGGACGGCCTTTTCGTGCCTCTGCGTGGCTCTCAGACCCCTTTACGGGGCACTCTGAGCTACCACCACCAGTCGTTCCTCACCATGTTCACCACCCTTAGATCGTCACGGACGGATCAGGTGCCAGATCCAAACCGGTTCCAAGCCTGGCAACCTCGGCGTCTATCAGCGCCTGCACCTTGGCTGATGGTGTGACGAACCGCCGAACGAGGAAGCCGAGTCCTGCAATCAGGACGGCAGTGGCGAAGCTGATCGTCTGCTGGGCGACAGCGGACGCCTGCGTAGAGCTGATGACGCCGTGCGTCACGAGCAACGTCAGCACGTAGCCGACACTGGCCGCTGCCAGATGGGCAGCAATGACGGGCTCAGCCTTCACGAGCGAGTTGCTCGCCGGTGCTGTGCTCACTTCGCCGCCAGTTGGATGTGCGCCGCGATCGCCTGAGCGAGCGCTACCGGGTCGATGCCGCCCGCCTTGACGGAAGCGGCGAGAGTGTCCACCTGGGCACGCAGGGCGTTCAGCCCTTGCCCGATGGAGTGGATGGAGTCCGGGTGAGTCGCATTGCCCCAGATCTGAATCTGGGCGAGAGTCTGCTCCAGCGCTCCAACTGCGTTCAGCTTGTCGAGAATCCCGATCACTACCGGGTCTTTTGGGTCAAGTGCCATGTCTGCCCCTTGCTTCCAGGAGCCGATATCGGCCTGGAGTAGTTCGTCAACGTCAGCCCCGTGGCTGAAGACCTGATCGCCGGTCTGGAAGATGTGGCCGGCCTTGTGTCCGTAGGACCAAGCGGCGGTCGTCCAGCCGTACTGGGCCATGCCGGCCGCTAGCGCTCCGGTGACTACGTAGTAGGAGCCGTACACGCCCAGGGCGTACCGCCCCGACATTCCGGCCTTGCACCCCTGGAGGTAGCTAGCGACTACGGCAGGGAACTTGCCCACCGTGTCGTAGTCCACTGAGAAGTAGATGGCGATGCCGCCTGGAGCCTGGAGGGCGGCAGCGGCGTCAGCCGCTGCCTTGCCATCCTTCAGGCCTTGGGCGTAGCCGCCCTGAGCGTTGGTCGCGTTCTGCTCGAAGTTCAGCAGGATGTCGAGTCCCGCTGCGAAGAGTAAGTCTCGCTCGGTTGCGGTAAGGGCTTTGCCTTGTCCGGTCAGATACCGGCAGACGCCCGCATAGCCAGCCGCCTTGATGGCGGTAGGGCTAGGGCGGGCAAACGAATAGTCAACCCAGAGAGTCACGTCAGCCGCCGTGCGTGGAAATGAAGAGCGTTATCACCAGGCCAATGACAGTGGCCAGGGCCACCACGGATGCCCAGAACGCAGACCGGCTACTTACGAGCCGCTGGGCATGGTCGCCATCTGTCGTTCGTGCTGTCTCCAGGGCGACGATCTTCTGTCCATGCTCGCTCACGGTGTTCCGTAGCTCAGTGAGGCCCTGCGAGTGCAGAGCCTGCACGGCCAGGGATGTGTCGAGCTTGCCGTCGATCTTCGTCACTGCTACGAGCAGTGCCGTCATCGGATCGGGACTGATCGGTGAGGAGTCTTCGGACATTGGGTTGGTATCACTTCCGCTACGTGCGCCGCTAGGGCTACACTTGCTTGTATGCGTAGATTGCTTGCCTTCATGCTTCTGGCCGGTCTGGCCTTGTTTTCTGGCTGCACAGGCAATGCGCAACCTGCGCCTGTTGCGCCGCCACACACTGCGATTCAGCAGTCAGTGGCCAGCGCTGGATGCACTGCCCAGACGCCGACAACAGCCCGTGGTTACACCACACTCTGGAGCAAGCTGCCAGTCACCCAATGGGGCGGGGGCGATGTGTCGATCTCTGTCAAGATCGGCGCTCGCACCGTTTGGCTGTACGGCGACACTCTCTCCACTGGCCGCTTCGAGCACTCGACGGCGATTGTCCAGACGGCCGGTTGCTTGCACGTCTCGCACGGAGGTGCGCAACTGCTACCCAACAGCGGCTTGTCGTGGTACTGGATAGCTGCTGCAAGTGCTGACGGACCTACGGACGTGAAGATCCTGGCTGAGTCTGTGCATCGCACAGGTTCAGGAGTTTGGAGCTTCGCCGTAGGCACGTCGCGCTATGCGCTAGCCAGCCTGAACAGCGCTGGCGACCTGACGTTCAGCCACTGGCTCACCAGTTCAGCCACACCAGCCAAGCCGGTAGGCACTCTGCTTCGAGTCGGCTATGGCCACCTTGAGTACGGCCAGGTGGTGCACCATGACATCCGCCTAGCGGATGGGCACTACTTGCTCACCATCTGCCAGAACTGGGATGACGGAAAGACGCATCCCTTGCAGGCCTACGCGCCGATCTTCGGCGAGGCTTAGATCAGGGTTCCCGGCGACCATGACGGGTCTGCCGGCGTAAGTGCATGAGCGGTGATATCCGCTATCAAGCTGGCGTCACTTACCTTGGTCGGACGGCTGTAGTACATAACTCCACCGTCCGGTGAGGGGTCACAGGCACTTACGTCTGGCAGGCTCATGCCTGGGGACAGCACGTTGAACCACGTACCGCCCTGGCGGTAGACCGTGGTGCTTGTCGGGATCGACACTCGCAGGCCACGACCGGCTATAACGATCACGTTCTGCCACTGCGGCGGACTAAAGATTGTCACGCGGTGCTCCGCAGCTTGAACGTGATCCAGCCACCGAAGTCATCCTCGATCGTCGGACGAGCGAATGACTGGTATTGGATCTGATCGATGACCACAGCTTCGGAGACGGCACCAAAGTTGGTGAACTCCACGAAGGTGACCTCATCCCCGACTGCCTCCATGTCCAGCACGTTCTGGTACCGCTGGCGCGGTTGAACCGGGTCTGTCACTTCGAGACCGAAACGGTCGATCTCGTCAGTGAAGCAGCTCCCGGTTACCTGGATGATGTGCTGGCGCTTCGGCGCAGGCAGCGCCTTCACCTGATAGCTGTCCAGACTGACGGACGAACCGATCAGTGCGAACTGCAACTGAATCCACTCGTGCAGTCCTGCTGGTAGCAGGAACTCTCCGGGATCGTCAGTGCCGGTCAGGAAGCCGTAAGTACCCAGGTTCTGGTCGCTCACCCCAAAGGGGGTGATGCCCGTTATCTGGATCTCGGCGTTAGACAGGGAGCCGTGCAGGCGACCTCGCTTGAACAGCTTCATCTCTGCGGTGTCATACCGAATGCGGGACGTGCGCAGCCATGCTGCACCGTCCGAGCCTGGACCGTTGCCCTCGACGTGAATGCCTTCCGGTGTCACGAAGACGATCCGGTTAGCCGCTGGCAGGATGGCCAGTCCGGTCACCGCACCCAGTCCGGTCGGTGCCGATGTCGGAGGCCTAAGGTCAGGCGCGTAGGCATTGCGTCCTGCGGTATCTGTCACCATCGACAGGTCGAGCCGTACGAGGCCAGTCTTTCCGTCAGCCTGTTGGTTCGTGTAGCTGCCATAGACGAAACGATCGCGCGTTGCTAGCGCAAGCACCGGCTTGCTCGTAGTGACGGACGGCGGGTTCAGAACCAGGGCACCCGTGTAGGTGTCGAAGGTGCCAATGCGAATGCCGCGAGTAGAGCCGATCGACAGGAACGAGCCGATCACTTCGCCCATCGAGAGCACTAGCTCGCCGGCTGGGAATTGAGCGACCGTCACGCCACCCGACAGGAATGGCGTACCGCCTGACGTGTCGAGCGTGAAGCTCAGGATCGAGGACTGACCGCCGACGTAGCCTGCGGCGTAGATACCCGTTGGTGCCTCTGTAATGGCCGTCCAGAGCCAGTTAGCCACTGGGTGGCTATATCTAGGGGTAGGCAGTGCGGTGTGCGCAGTGGCGTTGGCATTCAGCTCGTAGAGCTTGCCCGCAATGCAGCCGACAAGCCGAGCCTTGGCCCAGCCGGCAATGCCGAGGGCCTGACCGCCAACCGCGACAGGCACGGCGTTGGACGTGCTGAGGTTCGCGGTGCCACTCCAGGCGTAGGTGTAGCTACTATCCGTTGCCGTTGAGCCGTCGAAGTATGTGCCAACCACGGCACCAACCTCAACCAGCACATCGTCAACGAAGAAGATCTGACCAGCGCCAGAGAAGCTGCTATACAGAGCGAAGCTCGTAGATGTGCCCGTAGCCGTGAACGTGCAGCTCAGGCGCTGCCACGAGCCCGTGACGGCAGTAGAGGTTCCGAACGTGCCGGGACCGAGTGCTTGCACGGTCGGGCAACCGGCATTCAGGTAGACGTACGCAGAGAAGGTGTACGTAAGTCCAGCGACAGTAGTGACGCTTATGACGGGACCAGGGAAGCCGCTAGTAAGTGCGCCAGTGCTGGTGACCGACATGGACTTAGCACCGGAATGGAACTGCGCACCGGACTGTGCAAGTGTCGGCAGTGCTGCGCCCTGCGCCGACCAGCTAGCCGTGCTCGTCTCGAAGTTCGGGTTAGCGCAGAGGTTGGTACGTGGCGAAGCCGTACCCACTCCGGGCACGTCGTAGATCGGCGTCGGCATGGCAACCGACGTGATCGACCCACTAATGAAGTAGGTCAGGATTCCGGGAACTGAACCGACAGTCGTCAACTGCAAGACGCCGTAGTAGTGAACGCCATCAGTCGCTAGGGACGTGATGTTGCAGTTCGCCGCACCACCGTAAGTCGGGTCGGTCAGGGCAATGCCAGTGACTGTAGGTGGCGCATCGGGACCAGCCAGCCATGCTGCCTGATAGAGGTTGCCGTTACCCCCGATGATCGCATAGTCAATGCCGCCCACAGTGGCGGTAACCATGCAGGAACTCGTAAAGCCGAAGTTGAAGAACTGAGTATCAGGAAGACGGACTACCGTTCCGGGAGTCCAGACATCGACACCAATGCAGTTGTCGAACCGAATGTGGTCGATCTGTTCCTGCTGGTACTGGAACGTGCTTCGCCCGTGCTCCAGGTTGAGCTGACCGGCACCGCCGTGCCAGCTCTCCTGAGACTTGATCCAGGGAAGCGGCGACAGGCTCTGCTCGCCGGGATCTTGATTGCTGTCAAAGCGCTGAACCGTTGTCGGTTCAGTCTGGCGTACGTACGGAAAGGTCTGGTCCGTGGCAAGGCGGAAGCCTTGACCGCCGACCATGAAGTCGTAGCCACCTGTATCGACAATGACGGCAGGCTGCTGTCCCGGCTTGCTTACGTACTTAAGCGGAAGAACAGTAGGAATGGTTGAGATTGGCATTATCAGGCCAGGCGTTCGATAGCAATGCTACTGGTGAAGGTGGTCGAGACGTTGGTGTTGATCGCACCGCCCGAACTCTGGAAGCCCATGACGGACAAAAGATCCCCGGCATTGGCTGCGACAATTACGGTCGCAGTCGGCAAGATGTAGCTACCCGTAACCGATGTGAAGGGAAGCTGGGCGTACCCGCCCGCCACACCAGCACCATTCAGGCCGATGTCAACGGCACGCTGGCCGGCGGTGTTGCTGGAGAAGAAGACCGTGCCAGACACCCTGTATATGCCAGTCGCAGGAACGGCGACTGCTCCAGCGCTAAGGCTCCACGACTCAGGATTTACGACAGCGGTGTCGATGGTGACCACGGTAAAGGCGCCGTTGGCAAGGCTGCTTACGACGGCCTGCTTGCCATAAAAGAACGCCGTTGAGCGGTTTACGCCAGCCAGGGTCGCCTGGCCAGTAACTGTCAACGTGCCGCCGATAGTTTCGTTTCCAGTAACCGCGAGAGCACCACCGACAGTGGCGTTGCCCGTCGTGGAGACGGTGGCCAGGGCGGCAGTCCCCGCTCCGGTGATTACCGGGGCCGTGATGGCGGGAGTCGTCAGAGTCTTGTTGGTCAGCGTCTGCGCGTCGGTTGTACCGACGACGCTGCCAGAGATTCCATGCACACCGGTATTAGACGACGTGTGAGCATTGGCCTCATCGAAGTCCTTTGCCACGACGACATGATCGAACGTCGCACCACCGGAGTGAGCGACGCCAGTAGTGCCATCCTGGCCACGAACGATCGTGGCAACTGAGCCGACAACGTTGGTGACTGACACAATCTCGGCGTTAGCCGTGCCGATCTCCAGCACTGCGAAGTACGGGAAGTTGGCCGGCCAACCGGCGAACGTGCCACTTACGGTGGCAGACGTGCCCGAGGATGTCAGCGACACCGACAGGGTGCGCTGGGGCGGCGTATTGGAGTAGTAGCGCCTTGTCGTCATTGGCTCAGAACACCTTCACCATTCGCGGCTTGTACTGGGATCGCAGGGACTTCGCTTCGCTCTGTAGCCGCGTTGCAAACAGCTTCATAACGTACGAGCTGGCATTGAGGCCGGCATTCGGCGGTACCTGTGTCGATCGAGCGGACTGCTCAACGGACGAGAGCTGGGCTCGGCTGATGTCCAGGCCGAAGACCTGACGGGCAACTACGCCCAGGATCACCAGCTCGGCACAACTGGACGGAAGGCCAGTGATGCTGAAGTCGCTGGTCTCATCGACCAGGAGGCTCGGCGGGGTCGTGTAGACCACGCGCAACGGGCGACCACCAAGAGCCCCACCGCCCAGGCGGAACGAACCGTCGAAGGGGTCGATCGTGTAGCTGTCGCACTTCCACCAGCGACCAAGGGTGTCTTGCCATTGAGCGTCCAGCACTTCGACTGGCGTCGAGACGCCTAAGTCGTACGTGTTGTTCGGCCAGGTCACCGTTCCGGTGAACGTCTTGACGGCGAACAGGTCCGGGTACAGCGAGTCGATGACCTGGTTCGCCTGCTTGAACATCCAGTTTCGGGGGAACTTAGGGCGACTAACCACGCGAGCGCCTGCGGCGTGGGTCGCTGCTGTCGTTCCGTTGTAGCCACGGCCAAAGCCGTTGGCTACGGTGATGATGTTCGTGGTTGAGTCGATATTGACCGCATAGAGCTGCTCGGAGTCAATCTCGATAATGCCCGGTGCGATACCGACAGCCTGACCGAAAGAGAAGTCCACGGTCATCGTTACATCGGTAGTGCCGATGCTATTGGTTAGCGGGGTAATACGGTCCTGCGTGCTGCCATAGCCGTGAAGCTGGGCAGACATCTCATCCAGCAGTTCGCCTGCGAGCATTACGCATCAGCCCTAAAGGGCACGCCGAGCTTGTCGGTCAACTTCCAAGCGACATCAACGTCAGCCTTGGAAAGCGACGCTGGCTGAATGCCTGCACGACGCGCCTTGCCGTACTCCTTGATTTCCTGCTCCTGCGCACGGTTGAACTTGTGCGCCTCAACGGGCTGCACTTCCAGGTTCTTCGCGCGCAAACATTCGCCGTACGTCCGGTGATTCTGCTGGCGGCAGCCTGTACTGCACATGTGCAACTCCGTATCTGGTTGATGCGTTTACGCACACCCCAAAGGGGCGCCCCTTGTGAGGGCGCCCCTGAGGGGCATGAGAGGGCTTACAGCGTGGAAGCGTCAGCCCAGGTGAGGATGCGCTGGCAGGCTTCCTGCCGGAACATCGACCAACCGCCAAGCCCGAGCCAACCCAGCGGGTTGAAACGCATGAGCTTGTCAACCTTCGGGCCGACCACGACGTGCGGCTCGACCTGAACGGCCTCGACCAGCGCCTCAGCGCCGAGCACGTAGGTGCGGTACACCGCAGCGCCAGAGGCACCGTCCGAACCCTTGGTGCAGTTCGGGGAGGTAATCCACCGAACACCAAGGTAGGAACCAAGCTCAGCCTGGTAGATGTTCTGCGTATCCACGTACGAGTGCGGGTTCAGCCAGCCGGTGTCGGACAGCACGTTCGCTGCCACGTCCGGGTGGATGATGCCCACGAACTGATCCGCACCATCACGCCCATGAGCGTTCCGGCGACGAAGCAGAGTCGTTGCGTCGCGGATACCAGTGCTGGACAGCGAGGACGCCGAGACGCCCGTCACGTTCACAGCACCACCCGTGGTCTGCCACGTACCGGCAGCGTTCACGAGCAGGTTGGTGCTGGCGTCAAGCTGGTTCTGCACCAGCTTGTCGATGGTCGCAACCATGTTGCGGCCGACCAAGTACGCAAGCGTCGGGTCGGGCGGGGTGAACGCCGTCTCGCGCAGCTTGAAGGTCTCAAGCACGACGTTGCCGTACTCGTTGAGGGTCACGGTGACACGGGTCGGTGCCGGAGGGGCAACCGAGTCCGGGTCCACGGTCTCAGTGAGGGGCGTGGTCGCAAGACCAGTGATCTCAGGGGTGACCGTAAGAGTCACCGAGCTGGACGTGTTGGTTACGTCAACGGGGTGCACGTCCACGAACTGGCGGAAGATCGGCTGGGCGTACAGAGCGCGACGAAGCTCTCTGTCGTACGCAGCGGCAACCAAGTTCGCATAGACGGTACCCGCATCGGTAAAGACGTTTGGCACGTCTTACCTTCCTTTTCGTTTGCGAAGAATCACGCTCGCGGGTCGAACCCGCCGTATTCATTTACGATCTGAACCAGCAACGCCTGAGCCTGTACCTGCGTCATGCTTGCGCCGTTATTGAACGACGCAGCCGTTGAGTCCTGGTCTACTTCTGCCTTGACCAGATACCCGCCAACCCCGTCAGTGTCGACGTAGAGCTTGCGAAGGTGATCGACGCGGAAGGCGTTGCCGTCCTTGTCATAGATGAACAAGTGCGCTCTCTTTCTTTGCGGATGATTTATTGGAAGGCAGACAAATACTTAGCGGGGTTTCTGGTAACCGCCGATCAGGGTCTTACCTGTCTGCGGTCGTAGAAGTCCTAGCTTGACCAGATCCTCGTCCGAGGCGGTCTGGAAGAGCTTCATTAGCTCCTGCGGATCGCCAAGCGCGGCGTTAGGGCCGATCGCTTCGGTCACATTGCCAAAGGAGGCGTCAGCTACTCGCTGAGCGGCCTGGGCATTGGGGTCTGGTTGTGCGGCCTGCTGCGTTGCAGCCTGCCCGCTCACAGCGAACACGTTCTCGTGTTCCTTGAGCCATTTGTCTACCGCGCCTTCGGAGACATCTTCGGCGGTATAGAACGAAGCTGCACCTTCGGGTGCGCCCTTGGCCTTCAGGAGCGACTTGACGGTCTCCGAGCGATCTCTCGCCTGGAACTTCGCCAGTTCTTCCTTCTGTGCCTTCAGCGCCTCCAGGGCTTGCTCAAGCTGCTTACGCAGGCCGCCGCCACCCTGTGCATTACCGTTCTCTTCTGCCTCGTTGTACTCTTCGGACATATTGCACTCCCTTTGATTGGTTTGCCGCTGTGGCATTCGCAAGCCAAGACGTACCCCAGGGGTTGGGTGCCTCTGCTCTTGCTGTCGGACTTATTTACGAGCTTCAAGGGGCCGATCGATCCCGAAGCTGGCACCGGAGGCAGGAATCGAACCTGCGACGCGCGGTTTTGGAGACCGCTGCTCTACCTAGCTGAGCTACTCCGATTGAGAACTAACTAATGCGCTCCAAGAGCGCACACCTTCCAAGGTCAGCAGGAGACACTTCACCGGCCATTTGGCCTGGCAATAGGTCCACTCCTGCCGCCTGATATGCCCGCACGACGAGTGCTGAGCAGATCATCGACTTACTGCTGGCAATGCGCTTGCCGATGCGCGTCAGCTTTCGGTCATCGGACTGCACGTTCCAGCCGATGTCATCGAGCGCGAGCGCCCCGATGTCCAGCCAGGAGTACGGCATCCCGACAAAATCAAGGGCGTGATTCGCTGCAACCTCAGGCCCCCAGGGGCTGACATCCTTGAGGCGATACCAGGCAATCTCTCCGATGCTGTCCGCATCGGAAGTGCAGGCACCATTCGGCTCGGCCTGCACCACCTGGCCGTGGCCGATATGGATGGCCGCATGGTTGTACGAGTTGTGCTCAAGGCCGAGCCTCTTGCACTTGAGCCAGTCACCCAGCCGGATCATGGATGCGGCGAAGTTGTGATTGGTGACAAGGGCGATGTCACCGGGCCGTAAGTCGGTCATGCGATTTCGTCAGCGAAGCCAAGCTTGAGCGCTTCGTCAGAGTCCATCCACCAATCGCGCCGCTTCCACTTGGCGTTGATCTGCGCCTCGGTCAGATTGGTCTTCGCCGCGAAGATCTTCAGGACGCGCTGCGTCAGCATCTTGGCAAAGGCAACCTCGTCCTCAACTTCGCCGATCTTGCCGCCAGCTCCGAAGCTGATCTCGTGAACGAGCAGCACCGACTCGGAGCCGATGACTCGCTTGTCGCCAGCCTGCAAGAGGATGCCGGCCATGCTGGCAGCCATGCCCCGGCAGATCGTGGTCAGGTGGTGACCTTCACGCTTCAGCGTCGCCAGGAAGTCCCAGAGGGCGAATCCGTCGATGACGGAACCGCCAGGACTGTTGAAGATGATCGTGATGGCACATTCTGGATCGAGGCGCGTCCAGGTGGTCAGCGTTGCAATACAGCTCTTGACGCTGCTCGCCTGAACTGCACCCTCGAACTGGTACACGTGGTTGTAAAAGTCGCGGGCTTTGTTCTGCTTGTCCGCAAGCTCTTCAGCCTCACGATTAAGGCGGGCAACCACTGCGTGGTTCTCGGCCTCTTCGGCAAGCGCAAGCTCCTTGCGCGCCTGAGCCGAACGAAGCTCAGCCAGGGCGGCATGGGCCACCGCATTCGCCTTGGCCTCTTCGGCCTGGGCGATGTTCAGTTCATCCTCGGTGCTGATAACGCTCATAAGGCCCTCCTGGTGGGCATTGGGATTGAGAGCGGAAAACCGTGGGGGTATACCGAAGTACCCCGGAGGGGATTTCGGGGCTGTACGTGGCGCTCAGGGCCGTCTAGGGGTATGCCTAGACTTCCTGGACTGCGCCCAGCGTGTTAGCGGTAGCACCGCCGTGGCCCTGGAAGAGCGCCTGCTCTTCGTCGTAGAGCGTCTGGCGCTGCTGGGTATCAGCCGCGTTCCCGAGCAGGACAGAGTTCTCTTCCTGCTGCTGACCGAATTGCGCGCCGAAACGCTGCGCAATGCTGTTGTCGAACGGCAGCGACTTGGCTATCTGCTGATAGCCCGACTGGGCCTGAGTGGCACTTACGCCGGCCTGCTGGAGCTGCTGGGCACGCTGCTGGTTGACGGCTAGCCCCTGCTGGGCGGCGGCACCGCCGATGGCAACCTGAGTACCGCGATCCTGGATCACCTGAGTGGCGACAGTCGGATCGAGGATGCCAGCGATGGCATCGCCCTTAGTGCCGTAGTACTGGCCCCACAGGGCCTTGGTGGCGGCGGGTGCAGCCTCGTACTGATCGTGTGCGATCTTGGCCCGAGCATCCAGCTCGGCCGCACTGATGTCCTTGCCGATGAAATCGGTGAAGTCGGACTGCTTGTCGTAGAAGCCGGCAGGCAGGCCGTAGCTCCGAAGGATGTCCGAGTACTGAGTCTCGGTGGCTACGTACTGCGCAGGCGTAAGCGCCTGCAAACCGTTCTTGATGCGCGTCTCATTGCCGATAAAGCGCGCCTTATAGGCGGCAGTGTTACTCAATGCCAGCGTCAGCGTGTCTGGTGCAGTGTCGCCCTGAACGATCAGGTTCTTCAGGTCGCCGTTCAGTGACGCAAGGCCCCAGGCGGCGAGCTGCTGCGCGACGAGATCGAAGGCATTCTGCTGTGTCGGGTTCAGCGCTGGCGCGGCTGGCTTAGCGACAGGCTTGGGCGCAGTGCTGGTTCCGGCATGGACAGGGGCTGGTGCTGTCGGATGCTTAGTGCCAGTGGTGGGGTTCGTATTCGCGACGCTCACATGAAGCTCGCAAGATATTCAGCAGCCGAGTTTATATTGCGTATGTCGTCACCCAGAAGGCCGATTGCCCTATTGCACTTGTCGCATAGCAAGGCTCGCACCTTTCCTGTGTTGTGGTCGTGGTCAACGGCTAGACGCTTTGGAGCACCACCCCCACGACTGGGCGTTGTCTCTGGCTGGTGGCATATGGCACACAGACCGCCTTGTGCTGCGAGCATTGCATTGTATTGCGCGAGAGAAATTCCATATCGGCACTTGTAGCTGATGTCCATTTGAAGCGCCTTCGCTTCATCTGTCATCCACCGCTTTTCGCGTGAGCGCCTACACTTGCAACACTCCGTGCCGTCAAGCTTCACACGTCGACTACATGCGCAAATGCCGTAGCCCATTAGAGGTAGCCCCAGTCTTGGCCGATCTTCGTCAGTGCAGTAGAGGCGGTGTCCTTGGCGTTCTGCGTCAGTGCCCAGCGCGGGTCAGCCCGCAGCGTGTTCTCGAACTGCCAGATCGGCTGGGCTGTTGGCGTAGTCGTCTTGCCGTCCGTCACGCCGGACGTGCCC